GACGCCCATTACTGCGCCGCCAAATTCATAGACATTTTGGTCGCTACCTTTTGCACGATAATTTCCATTTCTCGATCAAGTTCGGTTTTGTTTGATTCGTATGCTTTCCACATTACGCGCGAAGGAGTCCCGTATTTGCTGGACAGTGCTGCACCCATCGCGCCAGAGTCCGCAAAGTCAAAGACCGAAGCCGCGCCGCCAGTCCACTTAACTACGAATGTTGAAAGGTTTACCTTTTGACCTGCGAACTCTTTAATGTTTTTGGTGTTGATTGATGCTTTAATTGAGTGCGATTCAGGCCAAGGGAGAATTTGGTAGGAGCCTTTTGTTGGTGTCCATCTTCGAGCCCAGCCCGAGAGAGGATAGTTAAGAGGGATTGCGGATTCGGCGTCTTGAATAAGTGAGAATGTGACGCGCTTGTAATCTTTGGTAATCTCGCGCCGAAGAACTTTGTCTATTTTGTTGAGTTCTTTAAGTGCGTTCTTGAGCCCGTAGATCTCTACCTTTGTTTCGACCGTCCCGCTCATGTCACCTTTTCTTATTTTGTTTTTCTAGCACTGCGATAATAGTAGTGAGATCGCGCGTGTCGAAGGTGTCAGAGTAGAAAGTGGGAGCCCACCCGGTCGCGACTACAAGCTCTGCGAGTTGTCGCCTGTAGCCGCGTCCGTAGGGTTTGGGATTTCTTCTTCCCCTACTGGCGCGCATTCCATAGACAGATTCTCTTTAAGCCACTGCCGCCAAGTAGAAGGAAGTGTCTCACCCTTTAACGCCAAGAGCGAATAAGCCCAGCAACAATAATCCGAGACGCCGATCCCGCGTCCGTCAGATACTCGACGATTTTCTAGGCGTTCCCATTCGGCAATAGACCAAAGGTTCGTCCAAAGAAATTCTTCTTTGCCATCGCGGACAAGTTTCAATTTCAGTTTCATCTATGTTTCCTTTCGTCGGGCCAAGGAAGGCCGAAGATTACGGTGTTGTATCGATTGTAAACTCGCCGCCCTGCGTAGACATCGTAATTGACTGGAGCTCTCCAAGCGATGCGGAGATCTGGTCAAGACTGGCAAGATATGTGTTACTTAGGACTAGCTCTGGATTCGTAGCACTGATCGCAGAGTTAAAAGGTTTTGCTTTTACTTCAAACTTTGTTCCGTAAAGCGCGGACAAGAATACCCATGCACCCGAGGCGGAGTAATCCATGAACAAGGTGATCTCGCTGCTATTTGACTCAAGGCCCGCTTGGAACTCTCTTGCGTCCATTCCGAAGGTTGTATCTTCCAGAGCCTCTTTTTCGGAAGTGATTGTAATACTTGTGCAAAAGCCCGTGTAATCCTCACCATCGATTGTGATGACTGGGTTTGATAAGAATGCCATGTGGTTACTCCTTGGAAGTGTTGGATTTAGTTTGACACATAATGAGAGTCAGAGTGTGGATTAGGCGGTCTTTGTGGAAGTGCTTACCGAGAGCTCATAGGCGGGAAGGGTAGATCCGCCAATGTCTACATTCGTAGGACGCCCAGAGACGATGCCAATGTTGAGCGCGTAGATCTGGGCGAGGATATTGAGCAGGCTTTTTTGGGCGTCTAAGTTGCCCGGGCCGAGCGTGATGATCTGGAGTGTGAAGTTAAGTTTTGCCACATTGAAGTTGTATCCGTCTACCGAATCAATGTTCACAAAGACGGAAGGCGGCGTGATATTGCGCGGATCATTATTGACCTGTAGCCCTACGACCGTCTCCAGCTTTGCAACTAGCTCATCAAATCCCGCGTTAAAGAGATCGGTGTAGACCGGGACTGGCATTAGGCGACCTGCGGACGATCAATCCCTAGGAGCTGGCGGATCATTCCGTTTAGCCCCATGACTGGAGTAGTGCCCATGTTTTGGAACGAAGAGAATTGGTCAATGGATCCGCGCTGGCGGTAGTAGCTTCCGCCTAGCATCTGGGTTCCTAGGAAGACATCTTGTGAAGGAACGGTCGTGAGTGAGTCCACATAGCCGGACTCCATTCTTCGCCTCCACGCAAATTGTGACGAAGCAGCCGCGCACACTGTTAGGAATGCGGCGTCTCCAGCTGTAGCGGTTCCGATGCCGAGCCAGTCTTCAATGTTCGCAGCCGTAACCCATGTGCAGACTTGAGTAATTGTGAGAGTGCCAGAAGATGCAACGCGCGCGACATCATCGGCGGTCTTCGCATAAAGCACCTGATTAGGAATGGATACCAAAGGATCAAAGAGCAGATCCCCTTCGTCGTCAATACCCAAGAAGTAATACTGGGGTAGCGCGTAGACAATGTAGGTTCCGTTGAAAGTCGCATCGACTCCAGTGATGACAACGCTTGCACCGACTTCAATCTCGGCTTCTGTAAGAAGCTGTAAGACCGCGTAGTTGTCGGTAAGTTGTTTATGTGTGACCGTGTAGGCAGCCATAATTTTGGCTTACCTTTCGGATCAGACGAAGCTTGCTTTGACGAACTTGGAAGAGTCAATCATCAGCGTTGCAAGATACCCTCTGAAGGCAATCGTGCGAGACAGTGTTGAAGGTACATCCACACTAATTGCGCCCTTTTGCTGCTCGAAGATCTCGTAGCCAGTTGCATCGCCAACGATCAAAGTTGGGTTCGTAAAGTTACGATCCACTACGACTTGCAAGCCGAATGCGTTTCCGTTGGCTTGTCCCGGTGCAAGATTGCCGAATGCGTTCATCGGGCCAATCTGTGGGAATAGCGGACGATCTGCTGTATCGCTCAAGCCAAGAAGATCTTGCCAGATACCGGGCGACAAGAACATGTGGGTCGGGAGGTTGCCGTTTGATCCTGAAAGGATTGTTGCTGCGGCTCCTGCTACCCATGCCGCCCAAGTTGCAGGATCACCAGCTGAAGCGGCAGTAAAATTGCTTGTCACTGTTGCGCCTGTGCGTAGGTTGTCTGCTGCGACATTGTCCGTTTCGTTTGCATAAATTCTGCCCATGTCATCAAGTACGAGACCGATAATCTCTGGCGTACTCCAGTCGATTGATTGTTCGGACAAGGTCACATATCCACCGTATGTACCTTTTGTAACTTGGTTGTCGGTGACGACAAAAGTTCCTTGAGTAAGTGCGGTGTTCTCGGTTGCTTGATTGCCGATTGAAGTGTGTGTTGTTACTTCTGGTCGGATGAAAACTTTGCCGCCTTGTGGCATTGCTTTTGCGCCGATTGCGTCAATGACTGGACGACGCCCGATGAAGTTGTTGTAGACAGGTTGCACGATTGGCAGTGGGAGTACGCCGGGGATGTCTGTTGTGATGACATCTGGTGCAGCTGCTTGGATGCCTTCGCGCATTGCGTGGAACTGATCTCCGCCAACGAAGAAAGCCGAAATATATTGGGCGGCTGTTGGCATCTTAAACTCACGCTTCGCAGTAGCGAAGATTGTTTGAGTTGCCTTTGATGCTTCGATGACTGCTGGGGCTTCGACTGTTTCGTTCATGGTTTCTGTCTCCTGTTGAGGTTCTTCTTGAATAGTAGTTGGTTCTTCTTCTTCGGGTGTGGATGCCGCGACTTGCTGGATCGGCGCGTCAAAGGCTCCGCGCGCTACCAGTGACAGCTCGCTCCAAGAGGCCGAGGTGACGATCATTGTTCCTTCTTTGTCGTACTTAAACTTAATCGGCTCCACGCCGACCGAGACTTCGGGGAGCGCGCCATCGCTGGCGAGCACCAATGCCTCCGAGCCGAGCAAAGTGTCCGAGATTCGAGCGACAAAAAGCATTCCTTCAGGGGTTTCTAGACGCTCGGTAACTGTGCCGATTACCTTGTCGGATTGGTGATACATCATCAGAGTCGGCGCGCGTCCGTCCACTGGAAGAGATCCAGGTGCAAAGGCCACCATCGTCCCGTCGCTCACTTTTGCGGGAGTGTTATATCTGACCGCTATTCCCGAGATTGTGCGGCGCGGTGTTTCGCCTTCGGCGGCGTCAATCGTAAAAGTTTCGGTCGTAAGTCTGATCATGCTTAGATCCTAGTTTTCTACTAGCGCGTCTAATGGGATATCTGTTTCGTTCATTCGGTCGTCGCCATGCGCGTCCATGTAGGCCTCCGCTAAGAATGCTTCGGTGTCAAAGTGCACCATCGTTCCGTGTGGGAGCACATTGTCGGATGACAAGGTTTCGGTGATGCAGTCGGCGAGACCTTTGCAGGCGTAAGTCCAAAGATCGATCCGCGACTGCTGGGATGACTGGTATGAGTACGCGCCAATACTGACGGAAAGCAGGTAGGACGGTACGCCTAAAATCCTGCCAAGGTCACGGGCCGAATAATCTGCGGACT